GTTATCGCTACTTCCAACAAGCAGCAGAAAACGATGACGATTCATGGGAAACTGCCACCCGTTCCAAACAGCAGGCAGCCAAAGAAGAAGCAATCGACGTCTTGGTCGTTCTGATGCGTATGGCAGTCAATGAAGGCGACACTGAAAAACAACATCAGTACGCCTTGGACATCCTCAACACAAAATCAAAATGACTGAGATCATCGAACTTCGCTCCATCGTCAAAACCAGTCCCGACACTTACGACATCGTCGCCGTCATCGCTGATTGCGTTCCAACGCACATGGGCATCTATAACCCTGCTCACTTAGCAGAACCTCCTGAGTGGGGGCCTGCTGAGTGCCACGCCCTGCTGGAGATCCCTGGAGATGACTGCCCGCATCCTCCACTGGGCGCTCCAGTCCAACACCTCATTACCTATCTCGAAAACTCCAACCTCTCCTGGACTCCTAATCATGCTTTCTGAATACGCAAAGATCCACATCGCTCTCGGCATCCTCAAAGGTGTCGCTGAACGCGAAGGCAAACGACACCTCATGGATCAACAAACCACCTTCTCCATGCTCAATCTCCTCGAAGGTGAGATCATCCCTTCCCTTCAAAATGAGCTGGATTACGATCCAACACCGCAATATCTATGGGATGACCATGGCGGTGAACCTCCTGTAACCCTGGCTGAGATGCACTCCCAAGCGCACCAACCAACACATTGAGGCGCACTCTTAAACCCAAGGCCAGCACATCTCTACGTCTCCGCGCCAACCATCAACAGGCATTACGCGCTGAGACATATACACCCTGAACAGGCGTTTCATCTCCTCTGGTGACACGCCTGCTTCGCTTGCAGCGACGCACATGTTG